TAGTAATGAAATAACTTGATCTTCTGAATACTTTCCGCTCATAATTTTATCTGCTATAGCAGGCAAAACTTTTGCGGCATAATTGTGAACTTCGTCTCTTGAAATTTCATCTGATCCTGCTTCTTGAATAGTATCTTCATCACTATCAATTGCTTCGACTTTGTACTTCTTTCCGTCAACTGTAAATTCTGCTTTGCCATCTTTTTTGGCTTTTGCAAGTGCTCCTGAGAATTCGTTGCCTTCGTTAGTATCGTCTGACTCAACTCTTAGTGCATTTTGCACTGCTGGTTTTTTATTTAATTCTTTTGCCATGTCAGTTGGCTTGTTAGTTTGTACACTTTCTAATGCGTCTAATATATCTCTCATAATAATGTTATCCTATTCCTTATTTTCTTTTGCAATTTCGTCTGCATATGCTGTTGCCAAAGAAACTGTAGGAGTTTCTTTATTATTTGCTAAATCTTTTAAAAAGTTTGCGTTATATTCGTCACCGAAATGTTCGCTTGCCTTAATTTCTACTGCATCTTTTAACTCTGGAGTTCCAAGTGCAGGTACATAATCTTTTCCCATGTCTTCAACGTATTCTTCCCTAGCAACTTCATTAGGATCGTTTGGATTAGATACCATAACGTGTGATCCAGGAAGTCCTGCATAGTCTACTAATTCTTGTCTTAACATATCAACTGTTGAGGGATATGTTATGGAAATATCCATTATAGTAACTTCTGAATTTTTCATAGTTTGAAAATCCATAGGGTGTTCTTGTATAGGTGTAACTTTAGGCTTGGTCATATCTTTTAAATTATATTTTCCAAGTGCTATTTCAATTCTATCCAATTGAGCATCAGTTAAAGTACCTGCGTACTTCACACGAAATTTGTATTCTTTAATGTTTTCCATTAAATATTGCTTAAATGTTTTCATACTGCTAATACACCTTCTTTTGTTATATTATTTATCTTTTGAAAGCAGTTTTTCCAACAATGCATTGCGATCCAATACAACTGCTGTGCCTTCTTCGGCGTTTACGCCATTTTCGCTATCGTGCTTCTGCTGTACTTGATCTAATCTTGCTTTTTGTAACTGTAATTGGATCATTTTTAATTTTCTGTCAACTTTGGCGCCTTTGGCATTTAAAGCCGTGTCTAATAGACGTGCCGCTGTATTAAATATCTCGCCTGCATATCTGGCTTCTACATTCATACCTAAATCCATTAAATCTTTAAATGTATCTCTTGCCGTTAGAGCAAGTTCGTCCATTTCTGTGTCATTTAATGACAAATCTTTGACCATCGGTAATGCTTGGTCAATTTTATCTGCTTTCGCCAATGCACTTGCTATATCTTCCTGTGTATGAGTAATAGTATGGTCTACTGACTTCTCAGGTTCTGGGATAATATCTTCAGCAAAATCGTCTGCGGGTGCTAAATCTAGCAATTCTTCTAATTTCTTTGTCATAATGTTTCCAATAATTATATGCTATTATAATTATTTATCTTTTCTTAGGACGATGAAAGATGTCATCTTCAGTTACTATTCTAAATGTTAGTCCATTTTGTTTACAGTATCTATTAGCGGCTTCCCACTTTGCAGAGTTTAATATAACTTTTGCTTGTGCGTGTTTGCTTCTACCTGCTTGTTCCATTGTTGTTTCTTTTTTAGGCTTTACTTCAATACATTCAGCACGTTTCTTACCATTCTTGTCTTGATACACGACAATAAAGTCCGGAACATAAATTGTATTCTTACCTGTTAATGGATTTTTATAAGGAATTTTAATTGCTTCACTGGCCCATTGTATAACGCCTGGGTGGTTGTCGCAAAATTGCATGAACGCCCACTCCCAACTGCTTCTATACATTGGTGTTTTATTGCCGGCATATTTTGCAGGATTCTTGACAGTATACTTGCCTGAAGCGAACTTTGCCATGGCTAATCCAGTATGTTACGAGCAACAACTTGACTTGGTGCTTTATTTCTATTGAATCCTAATATACTTGTATTAGCTCTAGTTTGATTAATTAACGAAACTAGTGCTTGTTGAATTTCTGTAACTCCATAATCATTAAAGTCTTCGATTATGTCCATTGGGGAAACGTTATGTAACATAGCAATTTGTAAAACTGTGTCTGTTAATCCGTTTGATATTGTTACGTTGTCGTTTGTTTTTCTTTTAAAGAAACCCATAATTGCATCAAACTCATTAGGGTTAACTACTGTTGAGTTTCTGTCTGTATTATAAACGTCAAAAAACTCTGTAGTTTTATTTCCGTTTGGGTTTGCTGGTAAATTAGTTGACATATTATGTTATTCCACCTTGACTTTTGCCTGCATACGAAGAACTATTAGTAATGTTACTAACACTTGTTCTCTGTGGTGCTACTGGATTTTTTGTTTGCTTACTAGCATCTTGATGTTGTAACTGACTAAAGTCTTGAGAGTTAATATGACTCATGATATTTCCACCTAATCCAGGTCCAAATAAACTTGAGATAGCCGCAGGAATCTTTTGGGTCATTTGACCTACCATCCCACTTGCTCCACTAACTGCACTTTGTAGATCTCCGCCTACTCCGCCTGCAAAACTTTTTAATTGATCTAACATTGCATTTGTTTGTACTTTAGACCCGTTACTAGAAACTACACCACTACGCATTGGAGCACTTGTAGTAACTCCTGTCATTTTAGGTACTGATGGTAAAGGATTACCTTGTGCCGATTTGGCGTTAGGAAAACTAAAATCACCAATTGGATTTTGTCCTCTTAAAGCATTCATTGCCGCACCAGTAAGTTCTGACTTTAACATATTTTTTAAGTTAGCACCTTTTAAATTACTTGCTCCACGCAAACCTGTAACAACTGCTCCTGCAATGTTGCCACCTGCTAAATCGGCTCCTATACTTCCTACTGCGTCTACTAAACCGCCTGGGCCTAATATACTTGTTGTACCGCCGCCTGCTGGTGTTAGTGGACTAGGTGCTTTGTCATAGTGTAATGTACCGAAACCTTGTGGACTGTCGCCATCAACAAGTCCCGATTTATATTTCACTGTTTCAAATCTAACTGACATTCTATGTTCTAGTATGCCTGCACTGTCTGAATAATCATGATTGTCGTGATCAAAAGATTCGATAATTGGATTAACTAACCAATACTCTGTATACTTCTTTTGATATAAACTGTAAATTTTTATTCCAGTAAAGAATGGTTTTGTATTTCTGTCTAAACCCCATTGACGAGCATTGTCCATCATAGGTTTATATGTATCTTTATAACCGTATGTTCCACTTGACTCATACTGTGGGTCATTGTTGTAGTAGGCATAATATGCATACCACAAGTTTCTTATTACGTCACTATTATCATCGTGGAAGGTGATGTTACAAGGACTATAATTAATCTTGTTGTGGTGATAACGTTTTCTGTTATATTGATTATGTTCAACAACTTCAAAGTTATACTTAGGAAGTTCTACAGTCTTAACTAAAAAACTTGCTTCTAAGTTTTCACTTCCACTGAATGAAAATCCAAGGCCCGGGTTGACCTGGAAGACCACGTGAAAGAGAAACTTATGTTTGGGTGCTAGTCTGTAATTGCCGTCGACGAACGTTCGTGATGCGTGTTTATAATCACGAACATTATCACCGGTTGCAAGAGCTTTTAAAAAAGAATTAATCACAGGTTATTCTACTCCTTTATGGATTAGCCTGTTACTACTTCACCAATAGTTCTAGCCACTGTAGTTCCTACGCCTGCTCCTAATGGAGTTTGAACTGCGTTATCAAAACGAATCGACATTGTAACTGTCGCTGGTTCTGAAGTTGCGTAATTCAAGTCGTTGTAGTTAACGTTTTGGATCATACAACCGTATAATTCCCACGTCTCTAGTACGTTTGGTGTTGATGCTCCGTTACCACCGTCTAATATTTCACATCTAGTAATGAATTTGTAATCAATACCCGATGCCGCACTTGATTGTTCCATCATATCAAATTGTTTCTGAATTTGTTCTCCAACAAGTTTAGAAACTTGACCTGATGCATCATCACGCATATTAACTGATACGGCTTCCCAAGTGTGTTTACCTTGGATATAAACTTTACTGTTGTAGATATCAATTGGTACTTCTTCAAAATTGACTGAAGGACGTTGAAAATCCATAACTTGTTTTGTTAGTTCACTTCTTGGAGTTGAGATTCCGAAATTTTCGAAACTCACACGGAAGCGATACTTTAATTTTGGCATTAACAGACCTTGGCTTGATGCGGATTGATCCGATGCTAAAGGTACTGTAAATTTGCTTAATGAACTTACTGACATATTTTTTGCTCCTGCTTCTATGCTTTAATAATATTTAGTCGCTTAATTTACCTTGTTCCTAATAAGGCTCTATATTAAATAGAGCCTGTATTTTGGATACGAACTGGTATGTAGATGTATTCAACCGCTTTAACTGGTTCAATAGCAATGTCTATATACAACTCGTTTCTGTCAATTCTGTCATTTGTGTTGTTTGTTTCGTCACATACAACCAAATAATCATAAAGACCACGTTTCGCAACTAAATCATTCATTAATTGCTCAACAACTTGTTTTACTTCATCACGTGTTAGTTTATCGTTAGGTTCAAAAACAAAAGGTTTTGTAATAACTGCTAAACGTTCACGTATATAAGCAGTAAGTCTAGATACATTAATACGATCTAAAGCACTCGCTGTTGCCGTTTTAGTTTTGTTACCATAGTTTAATACACCGTTGCCTGGTAAGAATGTAATTGGGTTAATACTGTTTTCGTATAAAGTATCTCTTAAAGATTCTCTAACTCCAACACTAGTAAATTCACCAGTTGCTACATCAATATATCCTAAGCCTGTTGCGTTATCAACTATACCACGCCTTGTACCTGCCGGAGCAAACCAAGGATAACTAGCGTCGTCTGAACGAATCATTGTTCTTAACATCATATGACTTGAAGGAACTACAATACTATTACCACCTAAATCTGTAGTAATACCACTCGGGTAAAACACACCTAAGTATGTATCAGCAGTAACCATTCCATCATCGTTGTTATCTGTTGCTAGTTTGGCATTAGTTGCCCAGTTTTGAATATCTGTACTATTTGCCGCTAATCTCATTGGTGTGTCACCAATTACAAAAGCAGTGTTACGTCTATCATTGTTTAATGATACCATATTAGCAATTAGTTCTGGATATCCTGGTGCCGCCATTACGTTAAAGTTTCTTTGCTCTTCACGTAATTCTGAACTTGTGTCAATTGCAGATTTCATAGCCGCTACCACAACTTGACGTACTGCTTGTCTACCCATGAATGGAGAACCATCATTTTGTAAACCTGCTTTACTTACCCATGCATCTTTTTCCGTTGGTAATACTTTACCTGGGAAGTTTGTAGAGTTAAAGAAATCTTTCTTAAACTCTTTTACATTGTAAGAACTACGTCTCATATTAAACATTAACATACCACGTGGGTAATTAGCCGCTAGTGGTACATCTAAGTCCGTGTAATCGCTTGTTAGTAAAGTTTTAGTAGTTGTAATATCACCACTAACTACGTCTGTAGTTGCGTTACCCATATATCTTGCATCTGCAAATAGGATACCATCTTCACTAGTTTGATCTGTATTGTCTATTGTTACAAACTTGTCTGTGCCTG